GCGCAGCTTGGGATCAACTTCCGCGTGGCACCGGACATGCCGCTCATGGACGGCATTGAGGCGGTGCGGAACCTGCTGCCGCGGGTGTGGATCGACGCAGTCAGGTGCAAGGGCCTCATCGAGGCGCTGTGCAGCTACAAGGCCGAGGTGAATCCGCGCACGGACGAGCTGCTGCCTCACCCGCTGCACGACTGGAGCGAGCACGGGGCATCGGCGTTCCGTTACCTGGCGCTGGGGATGCAGAACATCCGCGAGGCGAGGCTCCCGCGGCCGAACACGAGGTGGATCGTATGAGCATTGCGACGGACAACCGGGTGGCTGCGCTGGAGGCGTGGCGCGCGAAGGTGGATGAGGCGAAGGCGCGCTTCGAGGCCGAGATGGAGGCCATGCGCGCGAGGCTGGAGGAGATCGGCCGGCAGCGGCAGGAGGTGGAGCGTGGCAAGCCCCGCTGACATGGCGTCCGCCACGACGGGCGGCCAGCTCGTGCCCGAGGCTCCCCGGCCGCAGATGACCGAGGCCGAGCTGGTGGCCATCGTCTCGCGCGAAATCGAGGACGCGGTGNNCGAGGACTACTTCGGGGAGAAGTACGGCAACGAGCGGGACGGCCGCTCGCAGGTCGTCTCCCGCGATGTCTTCGAGACGGTGGAGTGGATCAAGCCGGCTCTCATGGAAATCTTCCACTCGGGGGACGAGGTGGTGCGCTTCGACCCTGTGGGGCCGGAGGACGTGGAGGCTGCGGCGCAGGAGACGGCGCTTTCGAACCACGTCTACAGCGTGGACAACGACGGGTTCCTCCTGTCCTACACGGCGATCACGGACGCGCTGATTCAGAAGGTCGGCGTGTTCAAGTCGTGGTACGAGTTCACGGAGAAGGTGGAGACGGAGGAATACACCGGCCTCTCCGACATCGGCCTCTTGCAGGTGCTGGACAACGAGGGAGAGGTGACGCCGATCCAGCACGCGGAATACACGGTCATGGGCCCGGACGGGCCGTCGATGGCCCATGATCTTGTGTGCGAGCGCCGCCGAAAGGTCGGCCGGGTGCGAATCGAGGTGGTGCCGCCGGAGGAGTTCGGGGTATCGAAGGATGCCGTGACGCTGGACCGGGCGCGGTGTGTCTGGCATCGGGTGCAGCGCACCGAGTCGGACCTGATCCAGCAGGGCTACGACCCCGCCATCGTGCGGGGGCTGCCGTCGGGGCAGGACACGGGCGGGCGGCGCAGCATGGACACGGACGTGCGGCGCAGTCAGGAGGGCGGGACGCAGCTCTCGGACCCGGCCCGTGGCGATGCGGCGCGGCAAATCTGGATCGTCGAGGCGTACGTCCGGGTGGACTTCGACGGCGACGGCTTCGCGGAGCTGCGCAAGGTGACGATGGCCGGCGACTCGGCGCGGGTGCTGCTGGATCACGAGGTGGTGACGGAGCAGCCATTCTCGAGCCTCACGCCCATCATCATCCCCCACCGCTTCTACGGGCTGTCGATTGCCGACGCGATGCGGGACCTCCAGCTACTTCACACGAGCATCCTGCGCAGCTACGTCGATGACCTGAACCTGAAGACGAACCCGCGGCACAAGGTCCGTGCCAACGGCGACATTGGGACGCCGCTCGCGGACCTGGACGCGCTGCTCTCGTCCGAGCCCGGTGGCTATGTGCTGGAGTTCGCGGACGGGGCCATCCAGCCGCTGATTCAGGAGGACGCCTCGGGGCCTGCGCTGGCCGGCATGGAGCTGGTGCGCACGATCCGCGAGAACCGGATCGGCGTCTCGCGCTACTCGGCCGGGCTCGACAGCGACAGCCTCAACAAGACCGCGACCGGAATCAACATGATCCAGAACGCGGCCATGCAGCGGATCGGCCTCATTGCGCGGATCTTCGCCGAGACGGGGTTCCGGCACCTGTTCCGCCGGATCTCGAGCCTCTTGCGGCGGCATCAGGACCAGCCGCGGACGATCCGGCTGCGCGGGAAGTTCGTGGAGGTGGACCCGACCTCGTGGCGGCACGAGGTGGACGCGACGATTGCGGTGGGCATCGGCCACGGCAACCGGGATGCGCTCATCATGGGCCTGTCGAAGATCATGGACCTCCAGGCGCGCATGAACGAGGTAGCCCCGGGGCTGCTGGTGCAGCCGAGGAACGCCTACGCGGCGGCCGCGGCGCTGGCGCAAAAGCTGGGGTTCAAGGACGGCGGCGAGCGGTTCTTTCAGGACCCGGAGTCGCCCGAGGCGGTGCCGCCGCCCCCGCCGCCGCCGGACCCGAAGCTGGTGGAAATCGAGAGCCGGGAGCGGGTGGAGATGGCGAAGCTCCAGCTACAGGCGGAGGAGATGCGGCTCAAGTACGCGGACGGTGCGGCGCGGCAGGCGATGGAGAGCAAGCGGCTGGCGCTGGACGCGGCCAAGGCGATGGTGAGCGTCGATCAGGGACACGAGCCGGACTGATGACGCCCATCGTTCTTATCGGCACGCCGACCCATCGCAGCACCTTCCCGGGCACGTTCTACGAGTGCCTGAACCAGACCGAGCGGCACCTGGCGGCAAACAAGATCCGCTCGTGGTGGGTGGCCGCGAAGGGCTGCGGCGTCGAGTGGAACCGCAACAAGCTGGTGAGCGTGTTCCTCGCCTCCGAGGCGACGCACCTGCTGTTCGTGGACACCGACATGGCGTGGAGCCCGAAGACGGTGCTGCGCTGGGCGCTCGAGGACCGGGACATCGTGGCGGGGGCTGCGCTGGCCCGCAGGATGGACGCGGCGCAGTGGAACGTGCAGCCGGTTGACCCGCCGCAGGAGCCTGACGAGAAAGGCTACGTCCGGGTGGCCCGGGCCGGTACGGGCCTCATGATGATCGCGCGGCGGGTGCTGGAGAAGATGAGCGAGGCGGCGGAGCCGTACTTCGAGACATACGACGTTGAGCGCAAGCCGCTGCGGAGGCTGTTCTACTTCGACATCGACCCGGTGACGCGGGAGCTTCGCGGGGAGGACTACAACTTCACGCGGGACGCGCAGGTGGCAGGCTTCGACGTGTGGTGCGACACGGACGCGCGGGTGGGCCACCTGCATGAGGTGCCGATCTCTGCCGGCATCGAGTCGCTGCACGGGTGGCTGAAGGTGGCACGGTGAGGGAAGGCGAGATCGTCTCCATCGGGGCCCGTGCCGCGGCGCTGCTTCAGGATGAAGTGCTGCTCGCCGCGCTGGACATGCTGCGGGACGGCTGCATCGACGACTGGAAGGCCGCGGAGACTGTGGAGGAGCGCGAGCGGTGTCACGCGCAGCTAGTTGCCGCGAACGAGATGGCGAAGCGCCTCCAGGCCATCGCCGCCCACGGCAAGCACATCGCCGAGAAGATGGAGCAGCGGCGCGAGAAGGCTTCCCGCACGCGCTGACCGGGTTGTGCAGGTTGCCTAGCTTGCACACGTTCCGACCGTTCACGTTGGCACGGTGACGTGCAAGGCTGCCAACGTGGAACAAGGTGCACCCTCTGCCAATGGCAGCCTGAACGATCTCCAGTCCGTCGCGGGTGCGTTCAAGGGGTGGGCGACGAAGCAGGATACCGCGGAGACTCCCGCGCCTGCCGAAGCCGCGCAGCCCGAGGAAGCCCCGCAGCCGGAAGAGGCCGCGCAGGAGGCCGAGGCGGGGGAAGGCGTCGAGCAGGAAGCTGCGCCGCAGGACGATGCTGCGGCCGAAGAGGCTCCCGAAACCGAGGCCGAGGCCGTCTACGAGATCGAGCTCGAGGACGGCAAGACGGAGCGGTTCACCGCGGAGGAGCTTC